TTCTTCTGGGGTTGCCATTGATATTTGATTTTATAATAAATAGGAAAAGGCATCATTTTTTAGATGCCTTTGTCATATATGTACTATTTTGTGAAGGTATTTGAATGTTCTTTGAGTGAGCCGATCTGATTCCTTCCTGTATGGCTTGGTCTGTTGAGTTTGCTTTGGCCTTCTTTTGAAGGTCTTCAAGTATGTTACTGTAGGTGAATTTTCTCAACCACAGTGGCATATTGTAAACCGTATTCCAATCATATCCACCTTGTCCGTAGTACACTATTTCATGTATTTGTGTAAAGACAATTAACCTATACTCTGGCGTCAGGCCAAAAAAAGCTAACACCAATTGGTAAATCGATGACCTCCTCTTCACCGTTTGCTCCAGTTGCTAATATTTTCATATTTAGGTCTGGAGATACTTGTGTATAATATTTTCTAAACTCTCTTGCGTCTTTAGATAGGAAGGCCTTATTTACAAACTCTCTAATATCTTTTCTTTCTGTATTTCCGTTTATAGAAGTTAGTATGTGAGAGAGCCTAACTGTGATATCGCTTGAACTATCTTTAGCTATTTTCTGAAGTCCTTTTATTTCTTGATCTATTCTTACTTCATCTCCATGGGTAAGGATCTTAAAAGTAATAATATTATTTGTGTAAGGAAGTGTGTAAGAGAATTCATTTGAAGTTGCTTTTTCATAGTCTTCGTGCAATTCTTTTGCTTCAAGAGTGCTTAAGTCGTGAGATTGCTCTATACCACCGTAAGTGAACTCATAATTTGCTCCGTAGGCTAAGATACGAGCAGCTACCATAATAGCATTTTTATCTCCTACTAAGATATCATCATAGTTTACATCTGTAACTATTAACGATTTCAAAAGCTTGTCAATTACTACTCCTTGCTTGATGTAGTTTGTGTTTGTAAGTATATCCTCCTCTTTGGCGGTCATATACTTGATTTCAATTTTACCTGAGGCTAGTGGTGAATCTGCCGGATATAGTTTTCCTTTTGAAGGAAGTTCCACCATCTCGGTAGGTAAGTTAAATTTTTGTTCCATAAATCTTATTTGTTAATAACTAGTTTTATATATAAATATACGAATAAAACTTTTATAAAACAACAAAGCCTGGACTTACCAGGCTTGTTATATTTATTTGAATTCTATTAATAGTTGAGAATACAGTAATCCATTGCCACTGTGATGCCAATTTCTACAATTCCATCTTGAGAAGCCCAATCAAACTCGCCAAAGTCACCTTTAGTTAGGAAAGCTCCTTTTAAAATCCACTCCCCTACAATATCCCCAACAGGACCTAATATATTTAAAGTTAAGTCTTTTTTGTAAAAATCAGAGTAACCTGATCTACCTGTTACTGATTCGTGTGCTAGACGAGCCCATTCCATTACGGCTTGAGCTCCTGAAGGAGTGATTGGTGAATATAAAGTCATATCCATGTTCTCCCAGTTTCTTTTACCACGTACTTTTCTGTAGGTGTTAATGTGGTCAAGTTTAATCTCAGCATCTGTAAAGTTAGGTGCTTTGACTTTCTTAACCATAAAGGAAGGGATATTATCTATATACATTACAAACCTGTGCTGAACCATTGGTTCAAAGGCTCTGAACATTATTTCGTTTGGATCTAATACTGCCATTTTATTTTACTTATTTAATTATAAATATCTATGTTTCCTAATTATTATCCGAACGTTGCTCCAGTTGGTGCAATTGTGAAATCAAGAACTACAAACTCAACTGTTTTGGTTGGTTGAATTAAGATCTGTCCATTTAATTGATTTCTATCAATTGAGTCTGCTGTATTGTTACTGTCATCCATAATTACTCGGTAAGCATATAGACCTTGACGTTGTACTACTGATTCTAAGTATGGATTTACCGTAGCTAAGAACCTATTTCTAGTAGTAATAGTATTTTGTTCGAATACTAAGTTACGTGCTTGGTCACCAATAAACTTCTTAAGAGCAATTAATAATCGTCGTACATTTACTCGATCTAGTGCTGATGCTTTAGTCTGTAATGTTTTTTGTCCGAATACTGAAATACCAGTTCCTGGGAAGGAAGCAATTGGGTTAACTTTACCGGCATAAAGAATATCTCTTTCACCTTTAGTTAATTTTCTTTCTGCTTGAATTACCCCTGGCAAGCCTCCTCGTACTAAACCTGCTGGTGCAAACCATGGTGCTGAAGCTGCATCTGTAAATGCATATACTCCTGGAATGATTGTTCCTGCTGGAATATATTCGTTTTTACCTGTAGCTGATTGAACTTGTACCCAAGGCCAGTAAGTTGCTGCGTAAGAACTATTCATTGTTACTGCCTGTCCAGTTACCGATGTAAGTGCTGATCCGGTTGGTACTAAATCTACTACTGCGATACAGTCCCCTCTAGATTCTGCTAATGAGATGATTGAATCAAGAACTGTCTTACCTCCTGCGTAAGCAGCTGTGTTGCTGTAAATCAAACCTGGTGTTGAGATGATATTAAATTGAAAATCATCTTTATTTGATAAAAGCGATATCGCTGTTGTGTAGTTTGCTGCTACCAGTCCTTGAATGTCTGTTGATACAGTATCTACACTAGCAAAGTATTTTGCACCTGATTTTACTGTTCCTGTTGCTCCGTAGAATGATCCTGAACCTGCTCTCGGTAACGATCCTGAGTAAGATACTCCTAATGTGTTAGTATTTACTGTAACTCCGTCGTTAGCTAAGTAATTTGGAGTTGCTGTATTAACTGTGGATACTCTTATGTAGTTTGATCTGTTTGGGTAAGTTCCATTTAAGTAGTTATAAGATACTCCTGATGTTGCATCTGTAGCTACTGTTACAAATTGATTACCAATTACACTCTCGATGTAGTTACCTGAGTTTGGATCTAGTGATACGTTATTAAACGTTTCTAGGATTGTTTTACTATTCGTACTGTCATCTCCCTGTCTTACAATTACGCTGAAAGTACCTAATGTATTGTTGATATTTGCAACTTCAATTCTAAAGTTGTCAACTGATCCTGACACTAGTGATCCGTCAGAGTTTTGAGCTCCAGCATCTAAAGTACCTGATGCGTTGTTATACTGTGCTCCTCTCCCTAATGTCTGTACCTCAAATGGTGCGGTATCCAAACCACCTGATAATGCGAATAAAGTAAAGTTTGGTGCTAACCCTCCAGTTGATCCAGTTAAGAAAGTAATTCCATTATAAGGAGTTCCTGCTAATGATCCTGATAATCCAAGGGTTGTACTATTTGCTACTGCTGTTACAGGTAAGTATGCTGATGCTGCGTTAATTTCTGCTGCTAAAGCGGCTACTGTTAATGCTGTTGAAGATCCTGTAGAAAAATACCATGTATTTCCTGTCGGGTTATCTGCAGGTACTGTAGATCCTGTGGCCATAAAAGTGTACGTATTGCTACCGTATACGATGGAGTATAGTTGCTGATTTGCTGAATTAGCTGCTAAAATCCCTGAACCTGTTGCTCTATTTGTTCCTGCCAGTATGTTGGTACTGGTACCTGCTGTATAGGATCCAGATACTACTCTTGTTACAAGTGCTGTTTGTCCTCCTTGTTGGAAGTAACTCTTAACGGCTAGTGAGGTTTGAAACTCAAAAGTACTTGAAGCCGATAGGAAGGTTTCTCCAAACTTTCTTACATAGTCACTATAGGAAGTAACAACAAGAGGCTGGTTAACAGGTCCTTTTACTGTTGGTCCAATAAATGCTGCTCCGGCTGCAATGGGTGCTGGTTGAATGAAAGAGATGTCATTTTCCCTTGCATACACTCCTGGAGAGATAATTGATTCTGCCATGTTTTTTAAATTGTGTTAGTTATTTTTTAGTATTTTTGTATTATTAAAACCTAAACTAAGTAGGAAGGTTTTTTATTCTCTAATAAATAGGAAAGGAGAGTCGAAACCCTCCTTATGTTTTTTACGGTAAATGTTGTAAAATTTACACCTCTTCGGCTACAACAGTTTCTACTTCAGGTTGTTCAGCAATGAACTCTCCTGTCTCTAAATTGATGCGACCAGTACCGTAAGTTTTCTCAATCCAATCGGCTAGAGTTTTTTCTTCTTGTTGTAGTTGTGTTAGATACTCTTCTGCATTATTTCTTCTAGCATCAATATCTAACTTAATTAATTCAATTTGCCCTAATTCAAGTAATAAAGATTCTCTCTTTTTTTGAATGTCGCTGATTTGTTGTAACTCCTGGTCTGTTAATTTTTTAATGTCCATTTTTTTAATAATTATTATTTTATTTTTATTAAGTTAGTAAATTTTTTTACAATATACAACTGGCTAATAATGCGCCTAAGATTCCTCCGTAACTTCCAAAGTGTACGTCTGTCCAATCAAAAGGTGCTCCGTATAATTCCTCATATACCATCTCTCTTAAAAAGTTTACTCCAAATGCTCCAAAACCACCTAGAAATAGTTGAAACCAAACTGGTGTTTGTCCTAACTGTGTAAAAGCGATTAGTAACCAAATTGAGAAAAATGATAATACAAACGAGCATAGTAAGTGCAGGTAATAGCGGTTAGTAATAAATTTAGATGTAAAGAGGTAGTGAGTATCTAACAGATACTTTAATACTCCTTCTTTAACCATTGGGCAAATTGGGCAAATGTCTTCTAGTTTCATAGTTTGTTTATTTAGGATTTAATTAATATTTCTTGTATTGTGAATTCTGTATAAGGGCTTGTGTCTATGTTAATTTCTGTCTCGGCATCGGCGTAGCTTGTGTACTTATAAGCATCCGTAATATTTGAAGACCACCTATCTGCTTCAGGTTGACCGTGATCCTCTGTATAGTAGTGGTTGTTGTTTATGTTTCTAATTAAGTAGTATTTTGTTATCATAATTAAAAGTCTTTTTCTAAATACATTTTATTTACTGATAGTAGTTTTGAGGTAGTACCAGTTACTGAGTTTATATGTGTTTGCATGTACATAAAAGTAGTGTTAGCTGGTAGGTTGGTTGTAATAGGTGTACCTACATAAAGATCTGCTCCTGTTACAGCGTTCTTAATATAGAATGTAACTGATTGACTGTTTGGTGCTGAGAAGATGTATAGGTCTAGTACTTGACCTGCTGTTTCAGTTATACCGGTGTTAATCTTATTTGCGGTACCTGCTCCTTTTGTTATTACTTGCCAAGTGGTATCACCTTCATCTTTTCCTAACCAAATTGAGTTATTTACTGTCGATGGTGCTGCAGCAAGTGTGGCATTGTTAGCTGACAGTCCCATTGCTATTCTATAGGTACCTGATACTGTTTCTGTTCCAAATCTAGCTTGAAAAAAGAAACCTCCTCTACCAGTTGAGTTGCCCAAAAAGGCTACTGTTGCAGCAGTTTGTATACCTGATGCTCCTGTAGCTGTTGTTCCTGTTTGAAAAGATGCTCTAGTTAGTCCTCCTATATCAGTTGCTGATGATAGTGCTAGGTGAGTTTGTGAAGCAGCTGTACCACTGTTTCTAGCAGTATATGATGTACCAAAGTTAATTGCTAAGGTAGCAGCAGTTCCCGGTAACCACATAATAACTGAGTTACCAAATAATGCTGGTTGGTATGCTGAATCAATGCCACTAGGTCCTTTGAACTTAGGCATGATTCTACCTGCTAATGACTTAGCATAGTTTACAACACTCGCTGTTGGGGAATTTCCAGGATCTGCAGAAGATGTATAGAACCCTAAAAATCCTCCTGATATGAATGTATTAGTAGCTCCACCAAATCCTCCTGCATTATTATACTGAACTTGCCCGTTTGATCCGCCTGGTGATCCAGCACCACCGGGGCTTGATAAAGCATATGAAGCTGTTAATGCTAGAGTTGCATAAGAGGATGTTCCTGTTAATTGCCCAGCCTCCCAATCGAGTACAGTACTTATTGAACTATTTTTTAATGTTCTATTTCCCCAATCTACCGTTACACCCCCAGCAGTTGCACTTAGTTCATTAGTTTCCCAATTTACAACCTGATTACCTCCTGAATCTCCTAATGTTCTACCTTCCCAATCTACTGAGTAGTTGTTAGTTGAATCAAATAATCCTCTTTGTTTCCAATCTAGGGAAGGGATTCCAGCATAAGTTGCTGTTGCTGCACTTGTATTTAAACTTCCTTGAACTAAACTCCCTGATACTATTAATGATCCTGTTATAATAACTGGTTGGTTAAGGGGATTTACATATGATGCTGTTGTAGCATACGAAGCTGATGTTATCGATCCTAATAGAGTTTGAGCAACAAGTGCGTAGGAAGCTGTTGTTGAGTAAGATGAACTTCCAGCTAATATACCTGTAAACGAACCAGTAAATGATCCAGTTGCTCTTAGTGTTGTTCCGTCATAGGTTAGTGTTGGTACTCCTCCAAAAGTACCTACATTATTGTACTGTATTTGAGTTGTAGAACCTCCTGGTGTGGTTGTACCACCTCCACCACCTCCACCACTAGTGGTTCCTGATGCTCTAAACATTCCTGCTTCATAAATTGAATAGGAAGCTGCTACTGTAAAATCAGCATTATGTCTTAGGAGCATATATCCTATAAAAATGGCATTTGCTGCTGTATTTGGGGCTTCAGTAAAACTTTCTGTACCTATAGCTGCGAGTGCTAGTTCTTCAGTACTGTATGTAGCATTACCGTAATATACAAAGAGTGCTTTTGTCGCACTATTTGGAAAATAGTATACCCTTTGTATACTAAAGTCATTTGTAGGTACTGGTGTTAGTACTCCGTTATTTGAGTACTTAGTTGGATCTATTACGGGATATCCAACTGCACCGTTTGTATCATAAACCCATTGTGATCCTGATTGGTGGTATCTAAAGATTTTTGAAGTAGCTATTCCCACTGCTTCTACAATGTAGCTGGGATTATTAGGGTTTATTGTGTAGTTTCTACCATCTACCCAAGATGTACCTCCTGCAAGAAATAAACTTCCTGTTGATGACCCACTTGGGGATAGTACATATCCAGATATTTTTAAAGGACCAAATGCTTTCATAAAGTCAAATGATCTCTGCTTCCATCCATAAGCTACTGATGGGAAAGTCTGTGTACCGTTAATAGCTGAACGATTTTGGTGAAGTACAAGTCCTAAAGGAATTTTAGTATTGTACTCTCCGTCTTCGTACGGAGTTCCTTTTACCTCTATAGCAGATGCTGAATTTATTGCTACAAATGACCAATCAAAAGAGGCACTTAAAGGAGCTATACTTGCTGACAAGTTATTCCAGTTTAGGTACTGTATAATTGGATATGGGTTAGTACTGAAACTAGCATTTAGGTTAACTATAATACCACTACCACTTCCTACTGTAAATACGGTTGATGATGCTGTTCCAATTATTCCACCATTTAATAACCCTGTATATAAGTTACCTTCTAACCATCTTAGACGAGTTACATTATTGTATCCTGCTCCGTTCTGTGAAAAGTATAAATCTTGAGTTGATCCTGATACGTAGATGTATGAACCAGACAGTGTAGTGTCAATGCTTTTGTTAACTGGTGTAAATTTAATTACACCACCTGTCTCCATATCACCATACACCTTAATTGTTGGGGTGGCTGGTGTAGTTGTTGAACCTGATATAATTATAGATCCTGAGAGTGTTGTGTTTCCTAATAGGTTGTTAGTTCCTATTTGTGTTGTTGATCCAGTTATGAATAGTGATCCAGTTTGTACAAAGATTCCATTTAGAGACTTACTTCCACTATGAAAAACACTTCCTGTGTGTATTGTATTTCCTCTTAAATTAAAAGAACCAGAAAGATGGAATGATTGAGTTAGTGGGTTAACAAACGATGCTGTTAATGCTTGTGATGCTGTTCCTATTAAGTTACCAATAAATCCGTTAGTTGCATTTAATGATCCTGTTAATTGATGTAAGCTACTGCTGTATAATTTTAGTTTACTGTCTGCATTAACATCTATACCTCCTACAAAAAAGTTGATATGATTAGTAGATTGTCCACCATATGTACCTATCAACATTCTAGGAGAATCGGTGTATACATAAGAATCACTTGCTGTCCAACCCGGGAAGTCTATAGGGTCACTGTAGAATGGAGAATTAATCCCCATATCAATAAATCCTGTTAGTTGAACTTCGCCAGCTGATGAATTATATGCTACTATATCGGTTGAAGCGGTTGAACCTGAGTTAAGGTTAATTGCTCCTATCTGGGCGTAGTCATCTACGTTTCCTCGGGCTTGTATAATGTTATATGTGTTTGTACCGGGAAGTGGGTTGATTTGCAATGCAGGTGGGTTATTGGTTGCATATGACCCAGTACCTCCAATTACTACAGTACCTTGATTGTGTACCCACATTCTAGCGTTATCCTGTGCATTCGATCCACCATTAAAGATAATTAATTCCCTATCTGTTGTTGCATTTCCAATATATAGATTTTCTCCAGTCGAGTACATATAAGCATCTCCGGCAGCTCCTACAAATGCGGGGTTATTAAATCCTGAAGAGTTAATACCTAAGTCTATGTAGTTACCTAAATCATTAGTAGCTACTATATCGGAAGATGCTAATGCACCTGTACTGTAGTTCTCTACGTTTATTTGTACATAGTCATCAATATCTCCGTGAGCTGATATTAGGTTTCTTGTTGTAACTCCATCACCATTTACATATAGAATGTCTGGGTTAGTTGGATCTTCAGGTGTAGTTGCATTTCTAATTGAAGTAAATGAACCTGATTGAAAGATTGAACTTGTTGCTATTGTGTTTGCTGAGGAGTATACTGGGGTGTAATATTGTGTTCCGTTTCTAGCTCCATTACTTGGTAGAAGCTCTTTTACAATATTTCTTGAGCTACTTCCGTAATATAGGTTACCATCAGTTACATTAAGCGATAGTTCTCCTTGAACTAAGCTGGTTGGGATGCTTCCTGATATCGCTGTATTTCTTACTATTATTCTAGCCATGTACTTATTTGTAGGTAATTTAAAAGGGGTGTTGATTTAACTACCCCTTTATAAATATTTTACTTTCTTGTATTATCTATCTACTAGTAGTAGATTAAGCATCTCCACATTTCATTTGCTGAGTGTCTCATTATGTATAGATACTTTAATCCATCTGCAGTTTCAACTATTTCCATTCTATTACTTAGGATGGCTGTTGACATACCATAAGGAATTGTACTGAATGGGTAGATGTAGTTTTTCTTGAAGTCATAGTAATTTACTCTACCAGTTGCATTTACTTGGAAGTAAATTCTGTCTTCTCCATCATAAGTATACATGGTACCTGTTGTTAGTAAATCACCAGCTCCATATAAGTAGAAACCATACTTCCATCTATTGTTTCTCATATCATAACAATCAAAAGTATGCGAACCACCACCTCTTGGTAAAATTAACAATCTACCTTTATCAGCCTCTACTGTTGAACCAAAATTCCATATTAATTGAATTCCTGCTCCAGTTACAGGTTTACCTAATATTGTATAAGTTGTAGTGGCATCAGGTGCTGTTGATACACCAAATACTAAGGCATTTGCGGTATTTGAAGTAATTGTTATTTCTTGAGTAATACCTGTACCTGAAGTAAATATTACTCTCTTACCCGCCCATTGGTTTACCTTCCATCTCTTTGTTAAATCTTGTAAAGTAGTTGTTGACTGTGTACCTTGTGCCATTCCTGAAGCATCGTGGATGTTGTATCTACATTGATTGCTAGGTGCAATTCCTATGTTAGGTGTCATTGACACAAATGGTGTAGTAGAAGCTGCTCCTTTTCCTGTTGTTGAAAATAGTGTTGCAGTTGTTGCTGCAGTCCAAGTTATACCATCGGCTGAGTATGCTACTGTGTTTGTACTTGCAGTTCCTGTCGCTACAAAGTAAACTCCATTCCAAGCTACTCCATTTCCTTGAGTGAAAATACCTGTGGTAGGAACTGTCCAAGTAGCTCCATCTGTTGAATAAGCAATACAGTTGGTACCTGATGATACTGTTCCTACTGCTACAAATCGAGTACCATTCCAAGCTAATCCGTTTACTGAGGTAAAGTTAGTTGGTGTTGTTCCTGCTGACCAAGTAGCACCGTCAGATGATGTAGCAACTGTATTTGTACCTGACCCTCCTGCTACCCACTTGGTTCCGTTCCAACAAATTGCTTTACCTGATGTTGTGAAAGTGGTTGCACCACCTGCTGTCCAAGTAATACCGTCTATTGATCTAGCGATGGTATTTGTTCCTTCACCTACTGCTACGTGAAGTGATCCATTGTACGCAATTGCGTTACCTCTTGTTGTAAATGAAGTAGCTCCTAGAACAACTACTGACCAAGTAAGACCGTCAGGTGAGTACATAACTGAGTTGGTTCCCTCACCCACTGCTACAAACCTTGTGCCGTTCCAGCAAATTCCATTACCTGCTGTTGAGAAAGTACCTGCTCCAGCTGCTGTTGCAGTCCAAGTAATTCCATCATTTGACCATGCAACTACGTTAGTTCCTTGACCAACTGCTACAAATCTAGCACCTGACCATGCTACTCCATTTCCTGAAGTACCAAATATGTTTATACCTAGTCCACTCCAAGTAACTCCATCATCGTCTGAGATCGAGATTGTATTTGCAGCTCCTTGTCCTACTGCTACTGTTCTTCCTATATTAAGTGATGAAGATGTATTTGATGTAATGATATCTTCAACTGAGTATCCTGACGGATCAATTAAATCGACTCTACTTCCACTCCATACACCTGCAAACCAGTTTCTAGATGAATCTGTAAGTGATCCAGTTGTTCCTGAAGTTGGATAACCATGAGTTCCTTGATTATCTGCTAAGAACGTTTCATCTTCTCCAAATGCTTCTAATTCTGCAATGAAGTATCTTGAGTTACCGTTGGTTGGTGCAACACCACTAATAAATGAGATTGTTGTTGGTGAGTTTCCTATGATTTTTCTGAAAGTAACTGTACCTGTAATACCATTAGATTGTACTCCTAATATTTTACCTGCAAATTCTCCTGGTGTCCAGTTTTTAGTTGCATCTACAAGTAGGTTAGTGGCCAATGCATATGTTGCTACTGCTGTTGCTGTTGCAGTTGTAATTGCTTCGAATACAGTTTGAGATTGAATTCCTAAAATGGTATAAGAGGTATTCCAAGCTGCTTCTGTTGCTCCACCGAAATTAAGTACTTCCCCAATTTCTATGTCTGCATTTATTGTTACTGTGAAAGCAGCTACGGTTCCGGTGGTTGTGATATTTACAGTACACCCAGTTCCTGAACCTCCAGTTGTTGCTTTACCGGTTCCGGTTGTATAACCAGTTCCACAAGTGTACAACGATACTGCTAGTACTGCTCCTGTGGCTGATACTTGTTCAACATAAACTCTACCTAAGGTACCTCCAGTTGATATAGTTAATAAATCACCTACTATATAATTTACTCCTGCTGTTGTTGGTGCAGAGGCTACTGCTGTAATACCTGTTGTTGTTCTAGTTGCAGTAGATACTCCAAAATCATGTTTGTTTTTACCGGGTCTATATAGAGCTAAGTTAGCTGCTGTACCCCAATCTAGTAACTGGCTTCTAGTCCAAAGTGATGGTTCTGGGTAGTATTTAAACATTTCGGCTCTAGCATTACCTGCTAGGTAAATTGCATCATCTCCTGTCACAATGTAGCTACTACTTACAGCAGGCATTGAGTCAAACTTACTAGCAAGTGTAATAGTTTTATCTGTGTTTGATATAATTCTTCTTTCTTGTCCTGCTCCACTTCCTGAAGTTATTCTTAAAGCACATCCAATTAAACTACCTGAGGTTAGTGTTGCATTTGCATCAAAAATTGATTGTGAAGTGAATGATGTTATATATGATGAAGTAGCACTTCCTGATAGTTGTAAACCACCCATCAAGTCATTAGTACTCATTATAGTAAAGTCAGTAGCTAGGGCTGTGGGAATTAAACCTGTAGGAGTTAATTTAGTAACCCATCTATCTGATAAAATATCATAATAATAAAAAGAAAAGAAGGGTGAACCACCATTTGATGTTAATAACCATATTCCTCCAGATAATATCATAAATCTAGAACTACCATCAGGTGCTACATCCCAAGGGGAATCTATTGTTACGTTTTGACTACATAAAGTAAAACTTGCTTGAGTACCGGCAGTTGCATTAGGTGTACCATAGGGTGCAAAGGCATTATAAGGTACCATGTTAAATACCTTACCTTCCCAGTTAGCATCATACAATGTTACTGAGGTTGGATCATTGTAAATAACTTCTCTATATTGAGAAAAACCTGTATTAAATATTAATTTTACTGCATATCCTTCCCACTCATTATGTTTCCACTTTTTAGTGGTATCAGTTAATATTGAGGTTGTTGCAGTTGTTACTAGTCCTGAATCGTGTGTTACTTCAGCAGCAGTTGAAGTAATTGTTCTTATTTGACCTTCTCCTGTTCCTGATATGATTTTTATTCGGTACCCGGTTACATCTGTTCCAATAGAAGGAAGTTTTAAAGTAGTTGAATTTGGTACTCCAAGAATGTATCCTCTATGTCCTTGATTTTTTACATAATCAGCACGTAATGCTGTTACGGATGCACCTCCAATTGAAAGTGTTTGCCATGAATCACCTACAGTATCGTAACGGTAAAGCTGTGTACCAAAAAAGTAGTATAAGAATCTACTAGAGCCATCTTTGGCTGTAGCTAGAGCAGTTAATGCTGTTGTAGAACCTGGTGCAAACCTCATCCACTCCCATACTGGAAGATCTACTTGAGGTAGTAATTTATTTGTAATTGCCATATTATGAATTTGTTATATTTGCTCTTATTCCGTTTGCGTATGCGTTTCTTGCTTGGTCGATGAATTGGTATCTTGGATCAATATTACCAATTGCTCCTATATTATTTACACTACTTACTGTTTGTATTGTTGATAAAGTTATTCCTGATGTTATTGCATCAACGGTTACTCTTTGTCTCTGCGATACGTCTTGCACAGCTAATGGTTCCATTAATTTAACCATTCTTCTTAATAAAGCTATTGCTTCATCTGAAGATGGAGTGTAACTATCATCTAAATAAATTGCTAATCTATCTGTACTAGACATTGCAGAAGTATCGTAATTTAATGTAAGTACATTTGCTGCTACTGATCCAACCAAGTTTGGTGAAGCGAAGTTAAAAATAATTGTTCCGTCAGTAACATTAGTTATTAAAATAACGTCACTTAAATCCAAAGAAGCATAGTCTGTAAATGTTACAGT